AGTTGTTGAAAATCCTTCATGTCTTGCCTGTTTGGCTTCCTTGAAAACTTAGAAAGAAATTCAATCTTTGAAAGTGGCTTAGACACCATGTTGTTTGTGACTCCCCATCGCTTCATGACCTTTTGGATATTGGTCATGTTCCAAGTGGGTGGCTTTGTTGCAAGCACGGACAATACATGGTCATCCCCATAACAAGACAATTCATTGAAGTGTTTGAATTCACGTGCACTTAGCCCAGTCAGTTCCCTCCACGCCATAAGGTAAAGGGTGACCAATGCAAGTGAATTATCAGTGGTGGTGGATGAATGGCCCGTTGTTAACCCTTCCCCCTTGGCATAAATGTTGCCAGTGGATGTGGTGTTCAAGGCCTGATGCTTCACCATGATATAATTGACATCAATGAGTTCGCAAATTCTTTCATAATCCTTGTGGTGCTCAAAGCCTTTCTTACGAACTGCCTTGATCATCTCTTGGATTTTTCCGGTTATGGTCGAGTCAAACTCGCTCATGTCTCCTTCATAATGGTGCTGGCACCGTGCATGGTTGGCAAATATGTCAGCCATATGGTAGCCATTCAATGGGGCACCAACCCTAATGGGTGTCGTTTCCCATTTAAAGTTGTGATTTGGGGCATAATTCCATATCGTTGACAGGATATATTGGGAAATGGGACTACCTATGACAGTCCGAATTTTATCCCTAGCCCATTTCCTTTCTGGGAGTGCTTCTCCCTTAACACTTACAGCACTAACAGGTATGATTTGTGCTGCCACTTCAAAAGTTCTTCTCCACAAATCTTTAAAGGCACGCATGCCACCAATATCCCTAATGAAGTGGGAACGGCGGTACTTGCGCCTCCTTTTAAGTGGGTCTGCCATGAAAGCCCCTAACCCAAACTTCTTTTCCCACATCTGGATGATATAGTTAAATGGTGTCAGTCGTGATTGTTTGAATATGTCACCCACCATAAACCAAACGTCCTCAATTGGCAAATCTGGGTATGAGTACCGTGGAGAATGAAAATACCGGCTAGTTGCTTCAATCTCATTTTTAATGGATGCATAGCTTTCAGCACGCCGGTATTCTAAAGCATGGATCCTCAACTTGTCAAGTTGATGGTCCACATGTCCTTTAATGTTATGAATCCCCTGTTGCCAATCAGTCCCAGAAATAACCCATTCTTTCCACGACTTGACAGAAGGATCAGACAAATCAGGGTCCTTTAAATCCACATTTATAGGCCAACCAAGACTAGCCATAAGATCTTTCGACTCTTGAATAGACTCGACCGTAGGCACAGTTCGGAAACCTCTACGAATATAATGTGGTAACCCCAATTCAGAAACCACAATCGCTAACTGCATGCTAACCTGATTCAAGTGGCTCTGGAATGACCTGAAAGTGTTTTCATTTTTGAAGGCCTTTTTGGAAGTAAACTTGACCCCATATAAATGCAGGTCTAAGGCTTGCACGGTGAAATCAACTAACAACCCAGTAATTCGCCATTTGGCCCATTCAACAAATGGGGTTGGCTTATCAGAGTCAATCCAGGCGCTAATAACCCTTGACACATTTACTATAAGGTTGATTGTTTGCGCAACCAGCCCATCCGGCAATGACCAGATCAATCCGATCATGCCCAAG